CAAAATCGTTAAATCAGTTTTGTATTGTTGGAAACAATCATGAACTGAACTTACAAACGGAGAGGAGCTTTCATAGCATTTTCATAATAGCTCTGGATGCCCGCACCAGGCTGTATTTTGCTCGCTGTAGGGTCTGTGCTTTGATATGGGGCGGGGGCGCCCCATGAGCCCCCTTTCATTGTGTGAGACACAGCTACTGGCATGTCAGTAGGAGGAGACCGACTTTCAAACACAGGCTTCGCACCCATCTCTATTACAGGTGACCCGAGTAAAGCACCTCCTTTGAGGAGTTTCTGTGTGGTTAAACTTAGTTTCTTTCCGCACCGGAATCGTTTCAATGTCTTCCCCTTTGTCTGAAGCACAGCCTTTACACAGACTCCAATGGCTGCTGCCTCTCTCGAAGCATCTGTCTTCTTCACTCCGGGTCTCAACTTGATGGTTTTCCGGACTTTCTTGATACAACGACAAAACTCTGCCGCAAGATTATTTTTGCGTGTAGCCATTCTACTTAGGCATAATCTTTTCCTTTCTACCCTCAGAGATGGCAGCAGCAACATTTAACATCAATAGGTTGTCCCGTGTTCGTGACGACCTTTGTGGAATTGAACAATATTACAAACAGTCCGTGGGTCCTGGTGATTACCAAGTCACAAATCTTGTCCCGGATGCGAAACAGGTGAATCCTTTGTCTGTAGAGCAGCTCTTAATCTATCCTCGTGAGGGATATGGCTTGAACAACAAGTCCATTGATGCGGATTCTATTTTGCGCAATCAGCCTGAGTTCAAGAACAATCGCTGTATTATCCGGAATCAGGCGCGTCCGTTCATGACTGTTCCGTATATGGGTGGCGGTCGTGGAAATTCGGATGTGGAGAGCTTGTTGCTCCATTCTGAGCAGGTTCGTCAGGGCAAGGAGTGTGGCACTGTGACAGAGGAATTCTTTACGCAACAGTATACCCCTTTGATTCCTACAGTGAAGGAGAACATCCAGAACCCTAAGAACTTGGTGCCTGAGGTGGCAGCGGAAGGCTGGATTCGTGGAGGTATCCCGTCTCGCAGCTACATCCGCGATGTAAATTGTTAGGAATCTAACAATTTCGTTCTAACTTCAAACGTCCCGTTTGAAGTTTTGTAAATTGTTAGGAATCTATACTCTACACTAGTAGAATGGTAGATTACGGTGCGCCCTTAGACCATCCCTTTGAAAAACAAGAGAATCCTCAAGCCTACGATGAGTTCGCCTATGCCTACACTCACAAGTTTGCTGCGAGACACATCTTGGGCACGGTCGGTGGCAATGATGTTTCCTTAATCAAGGGAAATCGTGTGGATTTGGAGTCTGATTTGATGGGAATTACAAGACCCAATACGTGGTGCAAAGACAGAAAACACTTGCCTCCCAAAGCGAATGAGACACAAATCAAACGAAAGAATCCTAAGGAAGACACTTTTTCTGTCGATGTGAGAAAGCAGCATTTGCCTATCTACCAGATGTGGGCTTACCCTGTAACTTTATCGCCTCTCCCTGTTGAAAATCAGGTCTGCAAAGCTCCTCATAAATACTAATTCCTCTATCAGAAGATGGCGACCATCCCTATCAAACAACAATCCATGACACGTCCTCGTTTTGATGATTTTCATCAAGCTGACGACATGCGCATTACATCGTATAGCTTACGCTACATGATTAATCCTCCTGAAGCGCGTTGCCCTACCAGTTTCCCGGTAGATGTCACTACACGAATCCAGCAATCAGGTGACGGTTGGGTTGCGGGTCAATGGCGCACAGATGTTGAATCTGATTTGAAAGGAATTAACCGTGTTGGAATTCGTATCAAGTGTGATGATAAACTCTATGACCCGAAGACAAATAATATGAACAATCGTGGCTATGAAAATGCCCCCGATGAGAGCTTCCCTCAAATCTTTAATCGTCTCACCAATCCTCCTTGTACATTGAGAGCTACAGGCTGGAACCGTTGGCAGAGCCTTCCCCATCAGCCTCAGCTCACATATGAGCAACCCTTTGACTTTTACATTCCGGCCCGCACAATGGATAAGGAACGGTGCAAAACGCATTAAATCTTTCCGTAAAGTATTGTATAAAAAGCAACTCCATCCATTAGATATGGAAGCAGCTGCTCTTTTACTTTTAATTGGAGCTGGTTTCGCAGTTGCGAAGACAGCAGGGCCTTCCCCGAAACTTGGCAAAGCTGACCCAAGACTCAAAGACACTCAACTCTTGAGAGAGGGATATCAGAACAAACAGGCACCTGTCAATCCTGAGAATCCTACAGACCCTTATGGAAATCCTCGCCCCCTTCCTCCTAACAGTGTCTTAATGAATACTGTCAAAGGTGGGACTGCGAGAGGTTCAGGTGCTGAGTTGGATTTGATGTATCGCACATCTACGGGACAAAGCTATCCTTCTGAGCCCCACCCTGGTCCCTATTATGGTAAGCAGACGGATTTCGCAACGATGACAGCGGATTTACCTCTCAGTGGTTCGCCTGCTCCTGAGAGCCCTGCCGCTGTCAAACCGTCTGTTGCGATGAATCCGACGGGTGTAGAGAAGAATCCCGATTACGGAAAGGGATATGTGACCTCAGAGCTTACAGGTCAACGCATGCCTTCCTCGGACTTTACACACAACAACATGGTTCCCTTCTTCGGTGGTCGCGTCAAGCAAAACATGGCGCCTGACACAAATACATCTATCTTGGATGCTTACAATGGAACAGGCAGCACGGATTTACGAAAGAAGGAAGTGGAGACCATGTTTAACACAGGACAGACTCCGTATGGCAATCCCTTTGGTATGGAAGACAATACAGATTTCTTCCAGGAGCGTGTCTCATCTGATTTGGGCCAGCTTCGTCGCCGCAACAATGAAAGACCCTTTGAGCCCACACGTGTTGGGTCTGCGTTAGATGAGAAGTTTGGTCTCACAGGCAAGGGTGGATTCCAGCAGTTTGAGATCAATGAAATCATGAAGAAAGCTATGCCTACCACGGAGAAACTCCGTGTGGCTGACAAGCCTAAGCTCACCTACAATACACCTGTCGTGCCTGGTCAGCGCTTCACTGCCGCAGGTCCTGACAATCCTGGTGAAGTCCGCAAATACAAGCCTGATACATTCTACATTGATGAGGCAGGTGAGCGTTTCATTGGTGCGTTCGCAGAGGAGCACCAAGCGGAGACCACTCGTCCTATCCAGGTCTACAAGTTCGTCACACGTCCTGAGACTTCCTCTGAATTTATCGGCCCTGCTGCTAACCAAGAAGGATTTGAGTCCTATGTCTCGGGTGAATACCGCACACCGATGGCCCAGCAATATGGTGGTGCTGGATTCCGTAACGCAGATATGACAGGCTATTACACCAAGGACACCGATTTGCCTGAGGCTGACTATGGCAAAAGTTCAATTGAAATCCGACCCAACGAGCGTTTGGGCACACAGGACCGTGTCATGGGTCTCAACTTGGCTCCTGCGGACAATGTTGCTGTTCCTGTCCACTACACCGATTTGGCCAGACCTACCATCCGTGGCGAGACTGTTGGCAACATCCGTCAGACAGGAACACCTGTTGGCTATGCGGGTGGTGCGCCTGCGATTACAGTCTGGGATCCTTCTGATGTAGCAAGAACAACAGTCAAGGAAACGACTATTGAATGGGGCAATCTCGGCTTGGGTATTGCGTCAGCCGCTGCTCAACCGACCAAGCTCAAGGTGTATGACCCTGATGATATCGCGAGACCTACACAGAAGGCCCAGATTTCTGCCAAGTCTGAGTATTATGGTCCTGGTTCTGCTGTGCGCAAGGACTTCACCTCCCATGAGGCAGCTTACAATATGCGTCTCAATCCGAATAAGGAGCAAGTGGCCAAGGGACGCAAGCCGTTTGCGGGCAACGGTGGTATGGCTCTTACGAACGAGGACCCTGGTCGTCAAACCTCCAAGAAGTTGGATGCTGATATCATCAATGACCGTGAAATGCGCATTAACTCAGTCTCGGGCCTACCCCCTGGTTCTGCGGATATTGGCTTGGTCAAATACAGAAACCCTCTCAAGTTGGATGTCTCCTTGGAGAGAAATACCCCTGCGATTGTCTCCGCAGTCGAAGACAATCCTCTCCAGCAGTCGTTGAGACGCAATGCGGAGACTGACCAACGGACGTTGGAGCAGATGTATGGAAAGACACAATGGTTTACGGATAATTAGACTGGAGTCTAAACTGATAAAACAATTCCACACAAGATGAAACCAGCACTCATCTTGTATGGAGTTCCTGGCTCAGGGAAGACCACCTGGATTAAACAAGAAGCCAAAGCGCGCAGCTATCGGTTGTTCCGTTGGAATGTGCGAAATGACCGATCTCTCAGAGAAGGACGCGAAGTTCTCCACGCTCAAGTGAGATCACAGGAACGAACGCTTATCTGGATTGAAGGCGCAGATGATTTAACGCAGGAAGCACAGGCGTTTCTTCGTCGTATTTTGGATACGCGCTCTCCAGATGTGATGTGTATATTGGAAGTGAGAGACCCATCTAAGCTTTCTGCTCCTGTGTTGTCTCGGTGTTCTCTTCAACGCCTTCCGTCTGAAACATCCTTTCGGAAAACAATGCTTGTTGGAAAAGCGATATCGTTAGGGTTGCTTTCAAAGGCAACAGAAGAATCCTTTCCCACAACGCTAGAAGAGCTTGCTCTTTACAAACAAGAAGGAAAGGATCCGATTCCTTTGCTTTGGCACCTCGTTCAAACAAAATACAAAAAAACAGGTCATGAAGCTATTCGTCGCTGGTCATCGGGCGCATCCCCTTGGCTCCAGATTGCTTGGCTGATGTCTAGTGATTTGTGCGGTTGAAAGATAAATTGGAAGTCCAAGAAAACTCTAGAACAATGGACAACTCCGAAAGCATTGGCGTCTATGGAGAGGCCAAGGCAGAATACACAAGACAGCTTTGTGGTTTTTTAGTTCCGGCACTGGAGACCTATTTCTTAGATTTGCTGACTGAAGTCAAACAGACAGAAAAGGATCCAAAGCGCTTCTTATGGGCATTCCAAGATGCTTTGAAACAGTTTCCTGATTGGAACATGGACAAAGTCCAGCGTGAAACAGAAAAGGTTCAAGTCTCTACAAAGTGTGATTACTTGGAGGAAATCTTGACCGCTGTCTTTATTGCGCACACCAAGGTGCTGTCCGCAATTCGTTTAACAAGCAGACAAAAGAAACTTCAGATTACCATTCCTAAGATTGACCATTTCCTTCATCGCACAATGTCTGAATGTGCTCGTCTTTTGTGGTCCAATGCCTATTTGTTTTCTGAATCGGGTCCTGCCATTGAACGTCAAAAGAATCTCCGTCAGGTTGGACAACTTCTTCATGAAGGTGTCTTACAATCCATTCGTGGAATGTTACCTGTGAAGAGCATTTTGAAGGAGTATCTGGCTGATGATACGGAAGAGACTCCTGCTGAGCAAGCAGCGGAAGTTACTGCCCAAGACGATGATACGGCTCCTGTCATCCGCGAGGAGTCGATTCAACCTCCTGTAGAAGAGGAAAAGCCCAAGGAAGAGGTTCCTGTAACAGTGGAGCCCACTCCTCAACCTGTCTTGGAGCCTGTTGACCTTTCAGGTTCTGTGGCACCACCGTCTACTCCCACAATTTTTGTGGATACAGAGCCTCCTAGTGTTGGATTTACTAGCATGGATGCTGTTCTAGATGTAGAGCATCCTGAGAGAACACGAATCCAAGCCACAACACAATCTGAGTCTAATGATGAGGATGAGCAAGAAATCACTTATATCGAGTTTGATGAGTCGGCACAACCTGAAGCGTTGGATGATTTTGAAACCTTAGAGATGGCCCAGGAAACAATTGCGGTTGGTGCTGATGAGTTTGAAACGCTTTAAAATATTTCCGAGGGGTGCGCAGAGATAATTCCGGATGGACTCAACAAGTATTTTAGGAATCGTTGCAGGTGGAGCTTTAATTTCAGTGCTCGGTGGTATCGCAGAATACATGCGTGAAAAGGAAATGCCCAACTACAAGAGCCTTGTGCGTGACTTTTTGATTGGTGCCATTCTCGTTGTCTTTTTACTTCAAATCATGCCTGATTCAATGGCAAATGTGTTTACTTTTTTGCCTTCCTTGAAGATGCTTGCCGATGCGGTTCCCTCAGTAAGCTCTATGAGCGGTGGAGCTGATACGGGTCCCGACTTACAAATTGGCCCCGCTCGTTTTTAGATGAGCACACTATACCAATTCATATTTTTTTCAAGAGTTGAATTAGAAATATGAACCAGGCGAGTCAAAGAACCAAACTTCAAAATAAGAAGGTTGGTGAAGAAATCAAGAAAAAGGTCAAAGAGGACCCGTTTCTTTTTCTTTTAAACAATGATCCACTCTCAATTCCAAGTCTCATAAAGCTATCTGCGACAATGAAGAAGGAATTACGTTTTATGGAAAAATTAACAGAAGCACAAGAAAAAGAATTTGTGCTTTCGGAAGCCATCCATGCACTGAATGCCATGAATATTTTGGTGCCAGATATTGATATGTATGAGGATGACTGTGATCCTGAGCGAAAAGCATTGATTGGAATGGTGAGAGAAATTTCGTTTATGTTAGGAGGTGTTGTTCAAAGACTTGAACAAGAAACAAAGTCTAAACTTCTCAATATCAATAATTATACTGGAGGCATGAGACGGAGGGCAGGTTCTCAGGGACCACAAGGAATAGTAGTAGGCCAACGACCTTACTATCCTCAACAGATGTATCCTCAAGAGTTATATCCTAGGATGGCCAGGGCAGCAGCACAAACACATGTTGAATTAGCTGAAGGAGCGGGACGTATTTATGAGGCTCGCACGAATAGTGTAATCCGTCGTATTACATCAACTGGAAATATGCTGAAGGCTCTCCTCTTTCTTTTAGGGGGAACAGTCGTATTTTTTATTGGATCTCAACTTGTAGGCGATAGACTTTATGCGTATGGAGTCAATTCTGGGCAGTCACTTCACAATTTTTGTATGCTAGCAAATCAACGTATTCAATTTGTTGTACAGTTTGGTAAAAAACCAGAAGGAGCGCAAGCTACAGCAGACCTTCGTTTAATGCAAGCATTCCATCGGTATAATCAAACAATAAGTGTGGAAGGTAGAAATGCTGCACTTGCTGAGATTGAAAGCGATATTCGTATTTATAGAGATGTAATTTTTCAAAATTTGAACACAAAACGAAGCTCTTCTCAAGATGAAATGGGAAAAGCAAAGAGTAGACTGCTAAACCTCCCCTGTTTTCGTGAGCTTGAACGCGTGTTAGAAACGGTAACTACAAGAATAACTGAGTTAGAACCTAAATTAAGTTCTTCTCTTCAAAGGTTTCTAGGTCAGTCCAGAGAAGATATTGAACATTCTGGACTTGTTAAAAAACGAGAGCATTTGAATAGACTTATTGTTCTCCGAAATGAGGGGATGTTTTTTGACTTTTTAAATTTTTTGAAGACAGTTGATCTTCCTGAGATTAAACAATATGCTACAGCAATAAGACCGGATGTAATTGAAGGATTTTTAGCACGATACAGCACATTGGATGGCAAGGAAAATGAATTTATTGATGCTTTTAGAGACGCTGTGAAAGAAAGAAGAAGTTCCCCATTGGCTGCGTTTGAAGCGAAACTTCCTTCACAACCAGCTATTGCGGCAGGAGCAGCGAATGCAGCGGGACTCGCGATTGCGTCAGGGAATAACGCAGCTGTAAATGCAGATGGTACAACAACTGTGCGGAATGCTCCTGCTAGAGCAAGGCCCAATGTATCCTCAGAATCCCTAACACCAGAAGAAAATACACTCTATCAATACCTTGCGTATGATGAACTCGTTCGATTTATAAATTCATTAATGACGAAGGTGAACGAGCGTGTAGGACGCGCCCAGGCTATCATTACGAGACATTCCACAAATCTTTTTCTGAATGATGTCAATTATTATTATGAAACCGCAGCAGATGCAGCTGAAAGTGCTTTTACAATTTGCACAAGTACTGCTGGCAGCATCTGTTCTAACGCAAAACGAGAACGAGTGGACGAAGTAAAAGAATCTATAAAATATTTGGTTCTCCATGGGGCCCCAAATAAACCTCCACCTGAATCAGTTCTCATTCCTCTTATTGCTGAAATATATTCCAATGCGGAGTATGAGCGTTTAAGTTTTGATGAGTATCAAAATGAAATTTATTACAGATATGCCAGAGAAAATCCGCGCTTGGAAGTGAGAGCCCTCTTTGCGATTATAGCGGGAATCCTTGGTCTTGGTGTATATGAGGGAGCAAAGCGTGTTGTTAAAATACCTGGGAATATAGTGAATATCCTCTATCTTCTCACTGCAATCCCCGCACAATCGTTACAAAATACGTTCACAAGATTACGTAACCAAGAAGATGTTCCCCCTCAGCTAAGAAATTTAGCAGATCAAGCTATCGCAGATGGAGAAGATGATCAAGATGGAGGAGTTCCTCCTCTCCCTGCGTTACCTCCTGGTGGATACGCAGCGGCAGGTATGATGGCTCTGGCTCCTATGGCTCCTGGCATGGGTCCTATGGCTCCTGGCATGGGTCCTATGGGCCAACAGTATTATATGGACCCTCAATATGCTGCATATCTTCAACAACGATATCAACAGAACGCTATGGCAGCATTGCCAGGATATGGTCAAGCCCCTCCCCCTCCTCGTGGTCGCCAAGCAGCTGTAGCCAACGGACCTGCAGTCAACGGACCTGCAGCCAATGGCTCTAGAGCTCTTGTGCCTTCTGGAAGAAGAGCTGTGTCTCGCGCAAGAGCTCAACAGCGCCGTGCTGCTGCCGCTGCAGGAGAAGGACCAGAAGGAGCGCCAATCCTTGCGGGCAATGCTGCTGATGCGAATGCTGCTGCTGCGAACCTCCTACGAGGATTAAGAGAGCCAGAAGGCGGCCGTCGTCGCGTGCGGAAATCCAAAACGAGCAAGAAGCACAAGGGAGCAAAGAAACAAAAATCAACCCGCAAACATTAATTCCGGGTCTTCAGTAGAATGGCACAAGAAAGTCAAGTCTGGTGGAGTTTCCCTGGTGGCATTGGATGGCCTACAGCCATTCCGTTGAAAGGTGGCAAGCGTAAGACAAGAAAGGCGCGGAAATCTAAGAAGGCAACTCGCAAAGGGAGAAAGGCTACACGTAGAAGATAAACTAGAGACACTGTAGAAATGGTGCTCAAGTTCTCACTGGACCCTCAAACTGGTGTAGTTGTTCCTCCGGTCACGGTATTCAATGGAGGCAAGCGAAGCGGGGCTACCGCCAAGCGAAGCGGGGCTACTGCCAAGCGAAGCGGGGCTACCGCCAAGCGAAGCGGGGCTACCGCCAAGCGAAGGAAGTCAAAGAAAACAAGACGCTCTAAAACACACAGACGTCGCAGATAAATTCTTCTTAGATTGAAATTCAATCGTTAAAGAATTAGCAAAACAATGAATAGGCCTTCTCAGTGTATTTCGCACGGAAGCACCTGAAGATATCCTTTTCAAACTGCTCAGAAGGCACCGCATTGTGAACCTGGGTTGTAATTACCTTATACAGGTCAAAGTCAGGATACCGTTCAGAACCATCAGGCTCCATCAAGACATTGTGCCCATCGTCGCATAAGAGCCAAGACCACAGCAAGTTGTATAATTCTGATTCTGTTTCCCTCACAACCAAATCAGGCTCCTCCGATAAAATCGTTGCGTTTTTCTTGACAGGAGGAGATTCAGGGAACAAACTCTCAAAAATACTCACTGTAAATCGTGATAAATCAAAGGAGGGATTGGGCCACGCTTCAGGTTCAGAGGAATCATACAAGTCTCCAAAATTAAATTGTTCAGCAGCATCATTTCCTTTCTTGAAATCATCTGAATAAAACATCTGATCATTTAATTTATAGATGGCCCGACCAAAATCAATAATGCGGAAGATTTTTCCATAGGTGGGAACTTTGAATGAAAGTCCTCCTCTTGTTTTATAGTGTAAAAACTTCTTCTCTGTGTGCGCCCAGACAACATTATTGCTATGGAGGTCATTGTGTGTCATTCCAAAGACACTCTGAATCGTCGATAAAGCAGCGATAATTTGGAAAACCCAGGCTCTCCACGTCTGCTCCCATTCCTGTGTCCCAGGCTCACACCCAACTTCTTCAAAATTGTCTAATAAATCATCCATCGTTCCTTCGCTTACTTCCGTGTAAATCATCATGACAGGGAATTGTTGAATATCCGCAAAGATTTCCAATTCCTCATCATCATCCGATTCTTCTGTGGAATCGTCTGTCGTTTCACTCTCATGAGACACACTTTCAAAATCAGAGCCATCTGCGGAATGAAGAGACCCTGAGTCTGGAGCATCACAGTGGAACCCTGTTAGTTCCTCTTCAGATGTAATTGATTGTTCAGAATCAGTATCCTCATCTGACGAATCTAACTCTTCAGGTTGCTGAAGGATGGCATCCTTGACCTCCTGGGGAATGCTTTCATCAAAACTCAATCTGAATACCTCTTTTTCTTGACTAGTCCAGAACCACCGCGCATGACGATACGACATATAGGAGTCCGTGATATTGTAGGCATACGTATCGGCTTTTCCACACATCGCACCATAAAATAAATGAAAATGAGGACTGAGATTGGTTTCGCGGAGTTTGCTTAAGGCGTAGGTGGCCAGGGCTTCCACATAGGCTTGATTCATAGGGTCTTGAAGTTTATTCCAAGCGGCTTCCCATGTCTCTTGATGCCAAGGGAGGAATGTGTGTTTGGGGAGACTGTATTTTCCTTGGAGCCAACGAACAGGGTCCAACAAGTGCGTAATTTTGCGGAACCCTGAGATATCTTGAACATCGCTTCCGGTCGTTGTTGTATTTTGTTCAACTCGTAGACTTACTTTACCTGAGCGTTTGGATGTTTCTTGCGATAAAAGCTCTTTTATGCGATGGGAATGGTCTAACCATAAATCCGTTTCTGGGGCAATTTTCAGATTGCTAATTATGCCGATACCGGGATAAAACGTTTGAAGTTGGTCAAACCCAGGCTGATTCTTACACTCAAGAGGTGAGGAAATCAGCTTTGGAACAGACAAAGAACTACCTTTGAGACGGGGATCCATTCTTGTCCTTTCACAGAACTCCTAACTGCGTTCATATACGCGGTAAAAATCTTTTGCTCTTGACATAGGAAATGTCTCACCCCGCAGTGAATGTATCGCTTCGCAAGTTTGATATGAAGAGGATTCCACAGGATGCTGTTGCTATTTTTATTGGTCGTCGTCGCACAGGTAAGTCAACGCTTGTTCGTGACTTATTATTCAATCACCAGGATATGCCTCTCGGAACTGTGATTTCAGGCACAGAAGAATCCAACGGTCTCTATGGAAAGATGGTCCCTCCCATTTTTATTCATGGTGAATTTAGTCCTGTGATTTTGTCAAACTTTTGTAAGCGTCAAAAAATGGTGATGAACAAAATTTTACGAGAGGAGCAAGAAGGTCGCAAAAGCCGTTTAGATCCTCGTTCCTTCTTAATTTTGGACGATTGTATGTATGATGACAGTTGGACACACGATAAAAACATTCGCTACTTGTTTATGAACGGTCGTTGGCTCAAGGTGTTTTTCTTAATTACGATGCAATATCCGCTTGGTATCCAGCCTGCTCTCCGAACAAACGTGGACTTCGTCTTTATTCTGAGAGAGCCCTATTTATCCAACAGACAGCGTATTTTTAATAACTATGGATCTGCGTTCCCGAATTTTGAGTTTTTCTGCCAAATTATGGATCAATGTACGCAGAACTTTGAATGCTTAGTCATTGACAATACAAGCCAGTCCAATAAAATAGAAGATTGTATTTTCTGGTATAAGGCCGAAATGCATGCTGACTTCCGTATCGGCGCCCCTGAGTTCTGGCAGCATTCTGCGCAATACTACAAAGAAAAAGATGAACATGACGACAGTGCCTATGACCCAAATTCTCACAGACGGTTGAAGGGCCCTCAAATCACCGTTCGTAAGTTCTAAACTCCATATAGAAATGGGTCTTAGTCAAGACAACATAAGCGCAGTTATCATCTTGCTTGTTGCCTGCGTTCTCTTTGGATGCTCTGCCTTCATGCAGTTCCGCACAGAAGGATTTGAGAATTTTTACACAGGAGTTCCCGAAGGAATGTGTGGGGTGGATATGGCGCCCTGTCCGTTTGGAACCCGCTGTATTAACGGATATTGTAAGACTGAAACTACTATTCCCATCTCACCCTCTTCCGGTCTTCCCGTAAAGCCTGAAGGATATATTCGCCTCTAGTAGAAATGGCAAAGCAGGCTGGTTACACTCTCTTAGGACTCGCAGGTGTTCTCTTAGCAATCTTAATTGTAGTTCCTATGCTCAAGCGTATGTTCCCCATGTATTATGAGGGCTACATCAACCCGCGTTGCACCAAGACAACGTGCCCTGAGGGTTCTTTCTGCTTGAAGCAGGCCAACCCCAATGAGGGTGCTGATGCGGACGGCGAGGAAGTCTGTGTTCCGATTGGTCCTAACCAACAATAAACAATAAACATCTAATGTGATTTTTAAAAATCCGCTTAGAAGTTTTTTACTTTGCCTCACGATCCATCTTGCGCTTGATAGCCAAATCCGCAGGACCCGAGAACATGCCGTCAAACTGGGAGGAGCCAGTTCCCAATGACGGAATAGAGGTATCTGTCTCTGTCTCTGCCTCTGCCTTAGAGACGGTGAGGTTCTTGCTAGAGTTGTAATCGGTATCGGCTGCCTGATTGCCATCCATATTCATCACACCCTTGCCCTTGCGGGCGCGCTCACGCTGCTCCTTGTGGAACACTTCACGAGCCTCCTCGTTCTCCTTGTATTTCTTCATGAGGGTGTTGAGCTGGTCTTCGGCGTATTCCTGGTCGGGGATAGCGGAAGGGGAAGGATCCCACGGCAGCCACTTGCCCACCTGACCCACGTAAATGTTGTGGTCCGGGTCCATCTTCTGAAGCTTCTTGGCACGAGCTTCGGCCTCTTCCTTTTGACCATAGGACCCACGAATTTTCATTCCACGCATAGTCGTCTGGAAGTTGTTCTTCGCATAGAAGTCATCTTCTAGCTTTGCAATATTGGTATACATGAAGTCATCAAATTCATCCTTGATGTTGCTGGCGCTGAGTTCCTTCAGATTGGCCTTGACAAACTTCTGGAAATCAGAGACATAGCTCTCAATTGTCAGCGTGGAATTCCGGCAAGCTGCGGCAGCACCACTGAGATCCAGAGCCTCGAGTCTGGTGGCTTCGGCATCTAGCTTTGCGTTGATAGATTGGATTTGCTTCACAAAGAACTCTTCCATTTTCTTCGTGCGGAGGTGAAAATCATACTGGTTGATGAATGAAGTAAAAAAGAACTGGTCCTTCCGGTTCAACACGTTCTCGGGGCTGATGAAACTCAAAAGACACCAGCGCTGGCTCGCGATTTCGGGATCATCGCTCAAAAAGGACTCCTTCTCTTCGTTAGACATTCTACTGGGGTTCGTGGAGACTCTTTAGATGAATAAAACGCAGTGAGTTCAATTAGTCTTCGGCTGAATAGGTCTCTGGAAGAAATTTTCTAAGTTCTGAATATAGAACAAATGGATGTCTCTGAAGTTGTCAATCGCGCTATCAAGTATTTAATTGAGGGCCTCGTCGTAGCTGGCGCTGCTATCTTCATCCCTCGCAAGAGCTTGCCTCTTGATGAAATCACCACACTCGCCCTCGTTGCCGCGGCGGTCTTCGCCGTCTTGGACTTGGTCTCCCCGTCTATCGGTGTGACGGCCAGACAGGGTGCTGGCTTCGGTCTTGGTGCTAACTTGGTGGGCTTCCCTCGCGGCTTGTAAGCAGTTACCCCCGTGTATCAATAATTCTCCCATGATTGTAAAACAATCCAATGAGAAGTAGAATGAAAGTCGGTTGGATTCTTGGTGTTGTCATTGGTATTTTAGCGCTTTGTTTGTTCATGCGGAAGGATGGCTTTACGAGCCCTGGCACGATGGTTCAGCTCGCATCCAGTCATGTTCCTACCCAAGAAGATGTAAACTATTATAAAAATATCTACCCAAAAATGGTGCGTCGTGACCTAACTGACATGACAGGTGGTGACCCTGGACCTATTTCTGTGCCGATGCCTCAATTATGGTTCTAAACGTGATTGTTAGACACTCCGAATATATTGCCAACTTAAATCTTGGCAAATCATCTGCCAAATTTTGTCTTGGCAAAACAATTTGTCGCGATTTTTCAAAATCGGGAAATTGGGGAGATATTCATCGAGTTCTAGCAGCTCGCAAAATTTATACAAGACATAGGAATAACTCAAAAAGTTGCTGCGACCCGCAGGACAATGTTTCTGGAAACTTGGTTGAATTTCAATAAACATGTGGCGCAGCTTTTCTTCTGTTTCTCTCGTAATCACAGGGGCATTTTTTCCATTGATGCGGTTCATAATATGAGGCGCATGCTCATAATACTTGTTAAATTTGAGTTTTTTCAGAATTTCACGAATCTTGGATGTCTTAATATTTCCAAGCTCCGTGATACGCTCCTTTTTCAATTCAGTCATAATCGCATCAAAGACTTCTTGAGGAATATCTGTAGATTCCTTGGCCTGAATCTGTGCCAACCATTCATTGAAATGATTAATGCGTTTGTAGGCGTAATAGCTGACTTCACGAGGAGGATCCTTGTAGGAAGGTTTGTCTGAATCCACCAAGACAAACTCCTGAAAGCCGCATTGAGGACAAGTAAAGAGCGCTTCATTGCTACTGAACACCATTTCGGTTCCACATTCAT